ATCCATGCTGATCTCAATTGGCAAAAGCTTACTATGGAGTTTGATGGTGGAATTGACGCCAAGGATGCGTGCGGCTTCCTCAAATTTGGAGGCGTAGAATGTATTGATTGTTACGTCGCCGTGGTCTGTGTCCTCTGAAGGAGGAATTACACCGTGATACTTTGGGAACGTGGCATCAATGGCGGCGCCAGAGATTTGGAAGCCATCGGCTTGGATGCGAACAAGACCACCGTCATTCTCAATAACCAACGGGGCACCGCGCGTGATTGGGAGAATGTCTATGTGGCGGCTTGCAATTGTGAATCGTTCTTTGCGCGTGACATCATTCCCGGCCGCTTCGGTCTCCATGATAACTATAGCCTGTCCGTCGGTGGCTATCATCCTTGGAGCGGCGCCTGGCTTCAGTTCAATACAAACGCCATTTATACCCCACCGGCTTTCATCCGATGAGGTAAATAATCGAAGCGCTTTCAACTCCCTTGGCATGATTAAGAATTGCATTCAGTTCTCTCCTTTCAATTCTCCATCCTCGAGGACAATGGCTGCGGGGTCGTTGGTTCGGATCGTTTCGATCCAGACCTGGTATCCGCGCTCGGCTGCGATTTTCCGGACCTCCGCCAGGCTGTCGTCGTCGAGATCGTTGCCACCACGAATCAGGATGACATGAATCGGCGGATTGAGCGCGATGCCAATCGCCATCGCGGCCTTGGTCTGCTCAGCGCTGCTACCCTGAGCGAACGGCTCGCCGTCAAGCAGAATACCCGACTCGTCGAATGACAGACCAGGCAATGGGAAATTAGCGTCGGCAAGTTGCTTCTGTTTGTGCTTGTCGATTTGGTCCATTTCCGCGGTAAGCGAATCCACCTTCTTCTGGTGCCCGGAGATCTCCTTGGTGATTTCAGCGCGGCGCCGGTTGCCTCGGACTTTGACGTTTGTCTCATCGGCTTTGGCGATCTGGTCCTGAATGAGCTTCTCGTCAACGTCATTGAGCGCGGACACGTTGGCACTGGCGTCATTCAAGTCGTGCTCGGTACGGCCGATCCTCACCAGCATGTCTTCGCGCTCTCCCTTTTTTTCTTTCAGCATCTTCTCGATGTCCTCAATTGTTTGGCTCAGCGTGGCACATTCGGACTTCTGATCAGCGAGCGTGGAGCGAATATCGTCGGCAGTTTTACGGATCGTCTGGTTCTTGCGATTCTGTTCCTGTGCCGCCTGCAATTTCTCCAGCAGATCCCTGACAGAGATTTCCTCCTTCGGCGCAGTGCCGTCAGCCGGGAAGTTGACGAGCTTGCCCTTGGCCACGGTCAAATCACGACTGGCCAGCGTGCGATCGTCGTAGGCTTTCTTTCGCCGGCCGTCCAGGTCGGTGAAGTCGAGGTTGACGAGATTGCGCAGGATCTCGGCCTGTTTTCTGCGGCCTTCGGGAGTGTCTGACAGGCGAATGAACTTCACGGGATCGAGCATCTTGTTCCACAGCGAGTCCAGGAGCGTCTGCGGAGATTTTAGCGAGTCGCCGTTCTTGCTGGTGATGGTCAGCGACGGCGCGCCGGCCGTAGTGAACTTGCGCGTGACCACGATGTCGTCGAGGTCGCCGAGAATATGGCCGCGACTGGCGCCAGTGTGAAGCGGGCGCTCGGGCATGTTCTCTGAACCGCCAAACAGCATGGCGATGGCATTGATGAGGGACGATTTGCCGGCGCGGTTCGCGCCGGTAATGGTGATGACTTCGCCGTTGGGAACAATTTCAACGGTCCCGGACAGCCGCATTATATTGTTCACTTCAAGGCGAACCAGGGTGAGGGGTTTTTGCGTTTGCGTTTTCATAAAACTGGATTCATCAAATGGTCATCGCCAGCCGCAGCGTTGTTCCAAGTATGCCACGCGTCTTTCGCGCGCGTCGCTTCTGATTCAGGGATGACGTAGCCGGCGCGCTCAATATCTCGTCGCGACATTGTCGAGCCAACGCCGTGCTGCGGTATCGGAGAGGTCAGGTTGTAAAGCTCCAACGGCGGCAACGGAGGGATTGCCTCTTGCAGGCCGATGAAGACACATGGGGCGGTCATAGCGGTAAAATTAGTCTGGTCGTCTTCGATGTGGATTGTCCGCAGCCATCTTTGCAAGGTTCAGAACTTCCATCGCGTATTCTGGATCATGCTCGTAGGCAGCCATCGCGTAAGCGGCTAAAGCTGGCGCGGCGTATTTGTCTTTCAGCCGGATTACGAAAAAGTCTGCATCGGGGCCGATTCCATAATCGAGCACTCCCGCTCGTTGCAACTCGTCCAAGTATCCCCAAGCGGTCTTTTGCTCTGGTTCCGGAATGGCTACGACATCTCGAATCTTTACCAGCGCGTACTTTCCGCGCCCTGCGTTTTCGGGAATGTTGTGGTCTAGTTTCATAGCGGTTTCAGTTTCGGATTTCCTATCTTCTCTATCATCGCGTTACCGAGCGTCGTGTTGAGCAGCTCGACGGCGGATTTCTTGGTGATGCCTTTCTTCTCTGCGAGCAAATCGGCGGCAGGCCCGCGAGCAATCTTCACGCATTTCATGCGTTCCTCTTCGGTGAGGACCTGACCAAGGCGCTCGAATGCGGCCGGTACATTCACGATCTCTTTGTTGCGATTCCCGTCAACGAGTTTGAGCCCGACCTCGCGCAGTTGATCCGCCGGCAAGGTCTTCAATTGCGCTTCGACGGAATCGAACACTGTGTCAGCGATGTTCCGGCGCTCGTGAATGAATGCCAATTCCTGGGGTGTGAGCCGGCCGACGGCTTCGATGACGGCCATCTGATCCGGCTTGCCGTCTGGCAGAATGGTTCCGCGCGTCGAAGGGAGCAGGGCGTACGTTGCGGCTTCACGGCACACGCCATTCGCTTTGCAGTATCTGCACCAAGAACCTGGCACTCTCTGCGCATCGGGTTGATCGGCCGTCCAAAGGAGAAAACGAATCTGCCGGTCGATCATCGCGATGTCGTTGGCGTCGTAATCAGTCAGGTCCAGCTTCGATGCTAGCCTGCTAGCCGCGATGCCGGCGCGAATGTGTTCCAGTTCCGGGTACTCGCTCTTGAGCGCGACGACCTGCGCGCGCAACTGGTAGTTTCGCTCTGATGGGGTCGTGTCACGGAAGCCCGTTTTATAATCCATCAAAATGGCGTGATTTGAAGTCAGAGCTACAGAGAAGAAATCCAGTTGTGCCGACGCGATAGGCTCCAATGTTTTCTTGTTCCGGATCCATAGACGTTTCTCCCGTTGTGAGTCCGCAGTCGTCAGTGGCCCGGGCGAAAAATCATCCAGCCATTGCGTGAACGCCTCCGCTTCAAGCGCGCTCAGCTTTGTTTTGATCTCCTTCGGCGTTGGCTCCAACTCGGAGTCATCCCCGGAGTGCATGGCGTCGTGAATCCGAACACCATCGGCGGTCACCGGTTGCTCGGGCAGAGGAGGCAGGCCACGCTCGGCCGAGAATGATCCCGGGCAATGCGCAAGTCGATCCATTCCGCTGGCGGAAGGCAGGTTGAGGCGTTCGTCGGTCATTGCCGCATGTGCGACATCGCGCCCCACGTCCGACATGGAGGGTGTGCGATTACCGGACATCCACCCGGCCAGTTTCTGGCATCGCGTTCTTTGTCCCACACGTCCACGCCTTGAAACTCCTTGTAAATGGAATCAGAACGAGCAAAGAGAACGGCGACGGGGCATAACAAATCGCTGATGCCAATGACAGGAGCGCCGGGCAGCGGCTTCTGGCAATCGGGCATCATTGGCGGCGCTCCTGTCATGGTATAGCTCAGTCGTTCTACGGCACCGAGTCACGGTTTAGATCTTCGTCAAGGATCATCTCAGAGAGCTTTCGGTGCTCGTAGTTCCATATTTCCTCTCTCAGCTTCGCACGTCGTTCATTGCGGGTCGGTGCCGTAGAACAAGACGGTGCAGCGAATGGCTTGATCGCACACCTTGGGCACGTCTCATCCACATGGATGCGTGTTGAACCACGCGCTGGAGGCAACGCCGTTGGCGTTGCCAGTTCAGTATCATTTTCAGTTTTCATATCGTTGGTTTTTCGCGGCGCGCCTCAGCTTGGTCGTTACCCGTCCAAGCCTGGCAGCATTCCGCGGCTTTCCACGTTTCGCAGCCAGAGGACTTCGGTTCTTTCGCGTGCTCCATCGGCGAGCGCCTTCTTTTCGACGCGCCGCCATCCGGCATACAGTTCGTCATCGTAGAGTGAGCACGCATAGCCGCTCACGACGACCGCTCCCTTGAGTTCGTGCAGGACGGCCGCCAGTTTCCGGTGGTCTTCGTCCGTCATTTCGTGCTGATAGTCCACGCCTGCATCCCGCGTCCCGTGGACATACGGCGGATCTACATAGTGCATGGTTTTCGTGCCGTCGTGTGTCAGCATCACTTCGATGGCATCCTTGTTTTCGATGACCACGCCACGCAGGCGGTCTATGATTGGCACGAGTGCCGAGCCATAGGTTGCCCAGTCGCCACAGGGCAGCGTGTGGCGGTTTCGCCGGCCATCGCTCTCGCCGGTGTAGGTTCGGAAGCCAGTGCCCGCGAAGTTTCGCCAGTCATGCGCCGGCGTAGTGCCGCTACGATTTGATTTTGCGCGGAAGCCCGTGCCTGGCTGTCCGCCTTTTGTTCCGGCGCGGCGTTTCATCGTGGTCGCTGCGCTGCCGAAGCCCATGAAGGCACGGATGACAGTTCGGCGGGCCTGCTCCAGCGTGTTGTCTGTTGGATGCCACGCGGATTGATATTCCTCGCGTGCGAACGGCGTGAGCGCGAGGACTCGGAGCAGCTCTGTTCCGTTATCACGCGCCACTCGAAAGAGGTTCACCACTTCGCCATCGAGGTCGTTATAGACTTCGGCGTAGCTGCGGTCTTTGCGGAGCAGCACACTTGCGGCGCCGCCGTAGGGTTCGACATACACGCGATGTTCCGGGAAGTGTCCGATGATCCACGGCGCGAGCAGCCATTTGCCGCCGTGATAGCGGAGAATTGGACGTTCGGGACGGGTAGTCATTGGTTTTCCGCGTGCCGATCTCTCAGCTTTTCGTTCAGCCAATTGAGAGCATCGCGGGATTCAGGACGCCTCCAGACTCGTTTGCCCGGACGCCTTCATCCTTCATCCTTGATTTGAGTTTTAATATTGTGCCACAGCCGCAGGGCTTCGCCGTGCTGCCAGACTTTCGAGAGGATGCCGACAGCGCACCCATACATGAAGCCGGTGATTCCTTCGTTGTCCGCGAGGTGCGAGCAGTCGTCGGCAATGTCGGCGATTCGCTCGCCTTTGGCCATTCGAGATTCCATCAGTCGCGCCCACCGTTCCGCGTAGGTCATCACCGCGCCGCCGTAGCCGTCGCTGTTGATCTCGCGGGATTTCTTCCAGCTTTCCGGGTCGCGCAGCGTCATGTGCTTCGGCGCATCGGCGAGCATCGCGTTGAGTTTGTTTTCCCGCTCGCGTTGCTTACGCTCGTATTCCTCCTGCTGGCGCTTGTATTCAGGCGAGGCGATGTATTCGGCATGGCGGCGCTCGCACTCATCCATGTAGCCTTTTGCCATCGCAGCCGGGTCGCTGTCGGGCGTGGCGGTTAGTTTCTGGTCATTGAAGTCGAACTCCACGTTACAGAGTTCCAGTTTCGCCAGCGTCACGGCTTCTTCGCACGCGCTCTGGACGGTGTTGCCTGCCATTGCTTCGTATTTTCGAGTTTTCATAAAATTGGCTGAACAAATCGTCGCAGCTAATCGGAGTGGGCCGATTGAGCCGCAGGTTTATTTGACGCCGCTACCGGCCCACTCCGATAGCTGGACTCTGCGTTCTCCATCCTGGCCATCTCGCGCATCAGCGTTTCCGCGACTAGCAGGCGATACACAGGTTCATTCATATTTTGTTTCAGTTCGACCGTGCCACCCAACCATGCATGCGCCGCCTGCCTCAGCCTGGTCGTTAAACCAACGTCTCAGGTTTCTGCTCTTTGATCGTCGGCAGAATGGATGGCCAGGTCTTGATCATCTCGCGGAGCTTCGAATCGGAAATCTGCGGCAGCTCGACGAGCTTGGTTTTGCCTCCGAGCTTGACGTAGTTCGCGAAAGCCACGACTTGCGCCTCGGTCACACCGTCGCGCTTGGCAAAGTCAGTGATAGTTTGTAGCGGTTTCTCCAGGAGCGCGGGATCGATGGCTGTTTGCTCTGAGGGTGGCGCCTCTGGCTCCGGCGGGCCTTCCTGCTCTGGACGCTTCACTTCATTGTCAGGATAGGCGACCACGTCACTGTCGATGGAGGATCGAACACCTTGATCGTTTACCATCGCGCGCTGCATCTCGATGCTCATGATGCCCCAATGCGACAACAGGCTTTTGATTACCGTCTTCAATGCCATCGCGTCGAAGTTGGTTTTCCATGGAGTCTCTCGATCCTGCTTGTAAGCCTGAGAGTATCGGCGTGCGTGCGCTTCTACCTCAGCCTTCGACCAATACTCAGCGTGCTCGTAGCCGTTCATGAGTTTGAAGTAGGCCGCGTAACCGAGTACTTCGTCGTTCGCCTTTTTGCCAGCGTCCAGAACGACCTCGCCGGTCAACTCGTCGTATTTAATGAGTTGGCCCTTGTGAACGACACAGCAGTTCAGGAATTTGTATTGGCCGGTTCGAACCGCCAGTTGGACAAACCCTTTGTACCCCATTTGAAATTGCGCTACATTTTTGTAGGGAACGATGTGCGCAAATCCAAGGTTCTTGTCGATTGGCAGGTCGAGTGCGGCGGCGGTGATCGCCGCAGCCATGATCGTGTTCGGATCGCACTGGGCCAGGTAGCTCGACCCGGAAACCAGTTGAACCAGAGAAGCCGCGAACTGCGGAGCGCGATCATTCAGAACCTGCTTGAATCGGTTCATGTAGGCAGGCGCCTCAGCCAGGTTGCGAAAGCTGACGACGTTCTTTTGGTGGACGGTGAGTTCCTGGCCCATGATGGTTTAGTCTTTCTCTTCGTCGCCGTTGGCACCGGCATCGACGGTCACGGTCTTGATTTTTACGTGGTCTTTTCCCGGCTTGATTTCGGCAATCTGATCGCCGAACCGATGAATCTTGACGCCCAGTTCCGACATGCGATCAAGAATCTTAACTTCGGTTTCGCCGAGTTTCTCAGCGAGCTTGGCTTTCTTGTCGCGCACGTCGATGAACTCGTCGCAGAGAGCGTCGAGCTTCCTGTCTTTGACGGGCGCGACTCCGGCGCCTTCCATGGGAATTTCCTCTTGCTTTGGTCTTGGCATATTTACTTTATGGTTGTGCGGTGATTCTTGTCATTGTAGATCTGTAAGCGCTTCTTCGGTGTCATTCTCAAGAAATAAGCCAGCATGGATTCGATGATCTCATTCTGTGTCTTGTCGAATGTTATCGCATCCATAGCGACCCGAGTTTTAAGGTCCTTGCTGACAAGATTATTGAGTTGAACTTTCATTGCCTTAGTTTCCTAACATAATAGGAAAATCAGTCAATACTTATTTTCCGTGAATAATTTACACTTGCCAAGCGATCCTTTGCGGTAGTAGAAGTCGGCAGACATGGAAACCGCTCAGCCAGCCGCAGAAGCGCCAGCGATGCCCGAGTACCACTTGGCACCAGCGCTGCCGCCAAGCCCACCAGAGAAGAAGCGTCCAGGCCGCAAGAAAGGGAAGAAGCCGATGAAGTACCGCGCGCACACAGCGGTCCAGATCGATGCGGCGATGGAGGCATCCAGAGACAAGGACGGCAATCCAAACCGGGAGAAAGCCGGACAAATGCTCGGGTTGACGGCCGAGCAAGTGAAGCAGCGGATTTATTACAACAAATTTCTTCGGCTCAAGTGGCAGGTTTATTCGAAGGTAGCCGCTGCGGTCATACCGATCACGCCGGCCGAACAACTGGCGCAGAACGCTTCGGTTGTGCTCCAGGAATTGTCACAGCGGATTTTGCAGCAGATCCGCGACATCGAGGACGACCTCAGCGATGAGGCAACCAAAACGGAAAATAAGCCGGCGTTGCGAACGCAATTGTTCGATCTGATGAGCAGATTGCAGAAGCAGGCCGAGACAGCGATTCGGGCGAGCTGGAATATTGCGAAGATTCAGGCTGCGGTGAGGCACCAGGGGCCGAGCAAGAATACTGGTGTCACCGATCAAAAACCAAAGGTGGGTTTCCGTCCGCGGGCACATCTGCCGACCGTCGTTCCAACTCCGGTCGCAGCGTCGGTAAGCGATCATGCCGACAGCGAGTGTGGCGCGTAAAACCGATGAACGAACTCCCAACAGCTTTCGAGCGCAGTGCGAGGCGTGATTCGCTGCACTGTCGGGTTAGACCGCAACAAAGACTCGAATGGCTTTTGGCAAATCCTGCGCTTTGGGAAGACATCGAAATGAATCGCGGCGAAATCGCATACGAACGCCCGCGATGCTGCAACAGCGTGCGAATACTGTTTGAGCAAATGCAATCCGCTGGACTGTATAGCTGGGCAACGGTTTGGTCAGATGTTGATATTGAACAATTGGTCGAACGTGCGGGGCAAGCAAGGTGAGCGTTCAAACAAGCAACAATCATGAAACCTAAACGTGGCACGCTACGAATCCGCCAGAAACGTTACCGCAGCATTTTTGCAAAAGGAACGCCTGTATCGAGGTACGTTCGAGGAATAGCACGCTATCTATTTTCATGCGATGTAGTGATGCCTAACGAAAAGCTCACTGACCGGCCTGCGAAAGACCAATGACTATGAAAGACACCAAAACCGCGCAAACTGAAACGGCCCAGGCCGGTTCAGTGCAGCGCATTGTTAGCCCGCTATTCGTGTATCTGAAATCCTGCTCCATCGAGCCGGAAGCACTCAAACGCATCGAGGATGCTGGATACGTTCCGATAGCTGTCGAGTCCTTCGAGGACTTCCGAATCATCGAAACCATGCCCATCGGGGCGACGAACGAAATCACAAAAGCCGCGCTCCGCGAAATCGTCTCTGGCTACTCCAGCGCCGCCGAATCATTCGGGCGCAAAGTGGCGAAGACCCTAGCGGGCTAAAGACAAAAGCTCACCGCGCTGGCCGCATTTACCGCAGTCGGTGTTCACGCGGTTTGGGTGGAGCCATTGCGGGATCATAGAGAAACCGAAACAATCAATATACGAAGAAAAGGCATTATGAAAAACCGCGAGAACCAAGCAAAAACCGGTGTTCGGGAAGAGGATCTCGAATCCCTGCTGCATCAGGTTCTACGAGAAGATGGCAAGGTATTCCCCACGACCGAACAGGACATCGAACACCTCGAAGCGGAGGTGGACCAGGACGAAGTCACGCCGATTGACCCCGCGCGGCTCCTAGCCCGGGTGAAAGGCGAGAAAGAACAGGCTGGCGAGAAGGTCGTCCCGTTGTTCGGCGACGTTCCGAAACAAATCCAAGAGGACATGCTGGCGATGGCCGCCCGCAATGGCGGACAGATATCGGAGGACACGCTGCTGTGGAGTCTAAAAACTCACGCCATATCTTTTTGGCGGTATCGGTGTCTTTATCAGGTCTTCGGGCTAGGACTAAAACGTGAGTCATTGCTTTATGGGGCGTATTCGCCTAACGACCCAAGCTCAGCCAAGCGGCGGTCATGAATCCAGCCATACAGATCGCGAAGGCGACTAACGGGCATCTGTCGGAGTTTTACGACGGTTACGCTTTCGTCGGGTTTACCGCCGGCAGCAACGAGCCGGTTATCATCATTCCGCCGATGGACAGCAAATCAGCCATAGCTGTGACCGCGCTTCTCGGCAATGCAATCGTGACTATCCAACTTGCCACCCGAAATCCTTCACATGGCGACGATAGTTGAAGAAGAGGAATACGAGATAGAGATTCCCGATCCGCTGGATCCGATTATTGATCCCGACGGTTGGCGCCCCAGTCTCACCCCAACGGAAAATAAAATCTTCGACGACCTGGCGCTCTACATTCTGGCTGCAGGTGAAAAAGGGTCCGGAAAAAGCGTGGGCTGCCTTCACCTGTTGGTGCGTCATTGCTACGAGGAGAACGATGCGCTGGCTTTGGTGCTTGCGCCCCAGATTAGAACCGGCAAAGAAGGCGCACTCTACGATCTTCAGTGGGTGCTCGATATTTGGAAGAACGGCAATTGGAAGGATAGAACCCAAACTGAACGCACTGATGGCGGAATGGGATTGCAGTACACCGAGCCGTCGCTCGACCCAAACACGAAGGACAGAATCCTGTTGATACAGAATCGGCATGGCGGATGGTCCAAGGTTATTCTAATCAGCATCCCGTACGCTGAGGTTGTCGAGAAGCGCATGAAGGATCTGTCGCCGTCGTTCGTTTACGTTTCTGAAATCACCGAGTTAGAGAGCAAAGCGTTTTTCACGTACGTCTCGCAGCAGCTCGGCCGGCGGCGTGGCATCGAAGGTCCTCAGCAATATGTCGCCAGTTGCAACCCCGAGGGGCCGAGCCACTGGGTTTATGAAGTGTTCTTCGTGGATTGCATGGACGCCGATGGCAACCGTGACCCGGACTATTCGGTCTATCACGTTCCCATCGAGGAGAACCGGAAGAATCTGCCGGATGGCTACATTGAGCGATTGATGAAGCTCTACAAGAACCCGACCGATTACGCGCGACTGATCGAAGGACAATGGATCGACCGGCCTAGCGGCGAGGCCATATTCCGGATTTGGTTCCGCCCTGAGTTTCATGTCCGCCCGCCGGCCAACAGCGAGGAGTACCGGCGCAACTTTGGATTGCTCCCGATCAAGGGCTACCCGCTGATCCTCGGTTACGATCCTGGGCCGGCGAACTTCTCGGTCCATTTCGAGCAAATGATCCCATGCAAAGACAAAGTGATTTGGATCGTGTTCGATGAACTGAACTACGTTGGCCAGCGCAAGCCGGATTTCGTCATCATTCCGCGCGTGGTGGATCGGATGGATTATTGGAACTCTGTTCTCGGAGGGACAGCATCGTTTGTGCATATCGCCGACGAATCGGCGTTCACGCATCTGCGCTCGGACGGCACCTACGACGCGACGCGCATCAAGGCGCTTTCCAAAAACCGCATCAAGTTGCGCGCGTGCCCACAACGCACCAAAGATTTACGGAACACGGTTCCGATTAGAGTGCAGATGGTGATTTCGATGTTTCAGGATGAGACGCTGTTCATCTCGGCAACCTGCAAGAAAACCAAGGAGATGATCGAGTTGTTGGTGAGCGAGAAAGCAAATGTCGAGAAGTATGACGAGTACGCGGGGCTCAGGCCGAAACGATCTCCCTACCTTCATCCGTTTGACTCGATGACTTATCCTATTTTTTTCTTCCAACTCAATCCGGCGGCATTCACTTTGCAAACGCGCGCGGCACCGCAGGTGTATCGGGCGGGCGGGAACTGACACGGACGGACAAGGACTCACGCGGACTGACACTGACATGGCACCAAATGCTGATTGACTGGATAGCTTGCTAGCTTTTAAGGTTACGAATATGGAAAGACCAGACCAAGTTCGCCTCACGATGGATCAGAACCCCACATTGGCAGAGTACTTCCGGGACAAGAAGCCTGGAGACAAATGCACGCTGGAGTTGCGAGCCACAGTCAAGGGCCAGGACGCCGAGGGTGTTGACCTCATTGTTGAAGCGGCCGTTCCGGAAGGATACGAAGTTGATGAGACAGCCACCGGCCCGGAATTGCCGGCGTCACCGATGAGCGGCAGCGTGAGCAGCGCGACCATGACGCCGACGGCGATGATGGTCCGGAAAAAGAAAACGTATTGATTCCACAACCAAAAGGAGGAACACCATGTATAATAAAATCCCTAACCAAATCCCATCCTCCGGCTCGCCAAGCTCAGGTGCGACAGGTCGATTTTATTCCGTGGCTGTCCCAGAGCGGCAACGGATGGTCCGCCAGTGTGACATTATGAAGCATTACTCGACCGTGCTTGGCGAGCGCATTGCGGCATTCGTATGAAACCACGCAAGCCACCGGTCTTCTATCTGCGACGCATCCTGCAGATTCTTGAATGGCTGAAGCGGAACGAGCAGGCCAAGCGCCTTCACAGAACAAAATGATCGATCTCAAAATCCTTGAAGCGTTTGGGACAACCGATGCCCGGTTGAAGGAGATTTTTACTACTGTTCCAGACGATGAAGCTGACCGGCCCAGGAAGGGGGAGAGCAAGGAAGAAAAGACAAAGCGCCTGGAGCGGTCCCGCCGGAGCAAGCGCGATCTCGATATTCGAAACAAATTCGAGAAGAAGCTGATGAGCCGAATCGAGGAGGGGATCATCAATTCGCTAAAGCACTGGCGCATGTATGCGGCGGTGGACCTGGCTTTCGACAGTTCGGTAATTAACAAAGCGACGATTCCGCTGCTCATGTTCGCGCAGGGCAAAATCAATGTGGAGCGGTGCGCGCAGGTCCTGTCCGAATGCAGCAACGGCGAGCAGTACCTCAAGCGTGATGACAACAAGAAGGTGATCGGTGTGGACATCCCGAAGTTCGTCGAGACGGAAGTCAATCTACTGCGTTCGATCATCCTGCGGCGCCATGCGGCGCAGAAGAACAAGTTCAACAATCTCTGGCCGTTCTACAAATACGAAGCACGCTCGACCGGCCTGGCGGCGAAGTTGCGCGCCGACGTGCTGTCGCAGCGGATGGACATGATGACCGATCAGTTTGATTATCGGCATCATGATGCGCAGTGCGGGCTGGACGCGCTGCTCTATGGCCACAGCCTGGATTTCCCGGCGTGCGCGTGGATGGTCGAGAAGCAATATGAGCGAAAGTCTTTCGACGGTGACCCGAAGGACGTAAACGAGATCATCATCAAGGAAGGTGTGCCGTGGTTCAATCCGCATCCGTCGCGGAAGTTTTGGGACAATGCGTTTCCATTATGCTCGATCAACACGGACACTGGCTGCCAGTTTATCGGGTTTTGGGACGTGCCGCGGTTCAGCGAGATTGACGACAATCCCGCTTACTTCAACAAGTCGGTGATCGGATGGTCGCGCAAATTCTGGGGTGATGGCGGCATCAATCAAACCTACGCGGATTACTTCACGAACTACACTTACACGATCCTGCCGCCGCAGACCGGAACGATAGATCCGTCCAAGCCGAATGATCGCAAGTCACTGGTCGGATGGTATAGCGGCAGTCACCGGGATTGCTCGGTGTTCGTGACCAATTATTTCGAGAGGATTGTCCCGAAGGATTTCGGCTGCGGAGACTATCCGCATCCGGTCTGGGTGCGGTTCGTGGTGGCCGGCGACAACACGGTTATCTTCGCGCAGCTTTATCCGAGCACACCGGCAGCGTATCTCGGCATCAATGAGCGCGACTCGCGCCAGGTGAACATCTCAATGGCGATGGACCTGCTGACTTACAATCAACACATGAGCAATCTGGTGACCAGATTGATGATGCTCTGCCAGATCGAATCGTTCAAAGCCATCGGGATCAACATTGACGCACTCGGAGAGGAAGGCGCCTCGCGGGATAAGCAACTCAAGGAAATACGGTCGGCGCTCAAAGCTGAGAACTGGTGGGCGAGTCCACTGGTGTATGAATTTTCGCTGGCGAAGTTCCAGGAGCTCGGCGTAAAGCCCGATGAGATCATAAAGATTTCCGAAGCCAAGACCTCGAACAGCATCAGCACGATTTTCGAAGCGATGGTCAAGCTGGTGCAACTGGTCGAGCGATTGATGGCGCTCAGCCCGAACGAGCAGGGGCAACCGGCGCCGCGCGAAATCTCGGCAACGGAAGTGAACGAGATCGCCAGTACCACTTCGTCGATCTACTCCTCGATCAGCGACGACATCGACGAATTTCGGGCAGCGAAGAAGCGCATCCTTTACGAGTCGCTGATTTGCTGCGGGGTCGGTACGGTGGTTTGCCCGGTGAAGGATCGTTACACGGCCAAGACGATCAAGGAAGCGGGCTTCGATCCGATGGTGAACGAAGATGAGAATTTCGTCGGTTCCATCGCCAAGCGCTACACGGTGATCGGCACGAAGCGCAAATTGATTCATGATTACATTTTCACGTCGCGCGATGGCTCGGAGCGGCCGGTCAATACACAGGCGGCCAACACGCTGGTTCAGTTACTCGGCCAAGTGCTGGCCGTGCCTTCAGTAGCACAGGCTGCCGGGAAGGAAAAAATCTATAATATTTTCAATGAAATATTCCGACTCAGCGGCGCCGGCATCGACTTGAATCTTGAACTTTCCGAGGGTGAGGACAACAGCCTTGGCCAGGACGAAATGGGTCAGATTCGTGAAGTCGTCGGCAACCTGCAGCAGATCATTCAGCAGTTGGCCAAACAGGTTGAAAACGATTCGACCTCATTGGAGAAGCAGGAACTCATCAATCGCGATCAGGAGCAGCAACTAAAGCACGTGAACCAACTGGCCGCACAGGTCCAGAAGAACGCCGAGGACATTCAAAAGATTTTTGGCAAGCATTCCGAGATTCAGAAGCGTTTGACAGAATCAATAAATTACAAAGACGCCCCGCCGAGTATTCAAGCTCAGCTAGAGGTGCAAGCTGGATTGACTCCGGCACCGCTGGCCGAGAGGGTGCGACACAACGGTAAAGAGACAGCCAATGCCTAATTTCATTCTTTCCAAAGAGGCTAGGCGAAGAATCGGATTGGCGCACAAAGGGAAACCACTTTCCGAAGA